TCGTGGTCCGACTGGAGTGTGATGGGCCAGAAGGTCTTGGTGCTCATGTCGAACCACCAGTGTAGCCGGGAGTTCGAGGACTCCGGCGACAGGAAGATATGCACCCCTCGACCGATTACGTCGTATTCGAGCGAGATCGTGGTACTGTCCGGGTTCAGATTAAGGAATTCCTGTGGAAGGACTTCGCGGGAGAACGACACAGGGGCCGAGTTGCCGCCGGGCGCCAGGCCGTAGATTCCGTCCAGAGATAGAAAAATTAACTCGCCGGACGGGCCCAGACACCAGGCGTGCTGCCCAATGATCCCGACCGTGTGGCTGAGCGCGTCGAGGCTACCGCCGTAGGCTGGGTCTCCACGCAGCCGCCAGAGCGAATGTCGGCACCCCATCACAAGGTAGTCATCGCTGTGTGGCACTAAGGCCGTAATCGCCGAGCCGGGTACACCGGCTTCGCTGGAAGTACCGGCAACTGCTCGTTGAGCGTCGGTCTGCGAGTAGTCCCAGTCTGTCTCTGTGCCTTGCCTGGACATGTACCAGACGTGCGGTGCGATCTCGGCGCCGGCTAATATAATGCGATCCAGGTAGTGGCAGATCAGCGGGCAGCCGGTAGGCACTTGGCCAGCGGTCGCCGTCAACTGCGTGACTCCGTCCGTGAGCGGGTCGTAAACCTTGGGGGCTCGCTCGATGCGGTACGCACAGGCACCGGCCCCGGCGTCCGAGGCTAGCGTGAGATTCCCGGCAGCAACGGACGATATCTTGTATGTTCCAGCTACGGCGGTGCCCTGCGGGTTCGAGACTACGATTACGTCGTCATCAGTATCAATCCCCAGAGCCGTCCAGTCGCTAACGCCGGTAGCATCGAATGAGGTGCCGCTAGCTTGGCCGTCAGTGCCCGTTGTCCGCACATCGCCATAATCCGCCACGTAGAGCTTTTGACCGCTCTGAGTGGCACACAGCGGCACGTCATCACGCAGAGTCAAGCTTGTTGATACCTGCGACATATGGCCGTAGAAAGCTTCCTTCCAGACGTTGCCGTCCGCTGATGCAACCAGCAACGTCCGTAGAGCATCTACCGACTCGGTCGAGTAGTATTGCACGCGGAAGACGTTCGCCAGACACACGCCTCCGGCCTCGGTGCATTCCATGCCGAAGCCTACGCGTTTGCCAGTGTGGGCGGAAACCGCCTGCGTCAGTAGCAGCACTCCGCACCAGTAGACTTTGATCTCGTTATTAGTAACCTGTGCCGACAGCCATCCGGGCATGGCGGATGCAAGACTGCCGGACGACAGGTTATAGGAAGTCTCAGTACCACTGACATATGACTTCAGCGTTCCGCTATAACTTCCGGTCGAGCCAGTTAGGACAAGCTCAACTTCCACGCCATCAGTGGCATAGGCCGGTGTAGTATCATCCATGCGAAGAAACAGCCGGTATGTGCCGTGATGCTCACCGCTCCAGGGCGTAATGAAAAGCTCGACCGTATACGCCTCCGCTGTATCGATAGTCATAACGTCACGCACCACGGCGGCATCACTGACGCTCGTGTCTACGCTCGCTAAGGCTGACGGCATAATGGACGGCACGGCGGACGCCCAGCTTGCCTGCGTCCAGGCAGCCGCCATAGACGATCCACTAAAGGTATCCGACCAGGCTGTAAAACCGTCCCCCGGAGCGATGGTCATGGGCGCCAGCATTCGGATCGGCCCGCCAAGGTCTTCTTGGTGAGACTGTAATAGACCGGGGCGGCTACCGCCACGCTCTCGACCTTCAAGGGCCGCAGATGGCCTTACGTTCTTGCAGTCGGGCGTAGTGAAAGGCCGCTGCTGCTTGTAAGCACCGCGCCTATTCAGTCCCCCGAGTGGGAACGTAACGCCGATTCGTCGTTTTTTGGCCATCTGCTTACCTTAAGATCAGGCTACGGTTACAGCGTTAAAATCGCACGACGTCACAGACCCTTCATTGACGTACAAGGCTGTTCCATCCCCGCCGTCAGTGTGCTGAAACAGGCAACCGGTTTGATAGCCGGAAGCTGCGTCGGTCGGGACAGTGTCGCCGTTGGAGAAAAGCAGTCCGGGGTTCTCCACTGGAGGTGCTGTCATACGTAGTAGTGAGCAAATACGAGAAATCATTTTCTTCTTCCTAATAAGTTGTGCCGTGGTATGTGATTGGGTAATCTGAGTACCGGTATCGCTTCGTGGTGGAATCGCTTTCGTGATCCCCCATTTGGCCAAAGTTTTTTGCGCCGTGTTTACGGTCGCGGGAAATGGCATCCGCCAACAGTCGCGTGAAGTCTTGGTTATGTATGCCGACTTCATCATTGTCTCGGCGTTCGGCCACTGCTAAGCAGCTTGATATGTAAAGCTCGGCGTACTGCATTCCGCCCAGCGGGTAGGGTGCCGCATCTGTCAGCTTGCCGTTGTACGCTTCGTACTCATACGACAGTACGTAATCATCGTCAGGCGTCGGATAGAATAGGATCTCTTGCCGCTGGCCGGCTGTGCCGTCGGCGGCCTTGTAGCGAGTTGCCGCATATCGCGACGTACCCGATACGCTACTGCTGTTAGACCGCATATCGAGTATATCGCCTACTGCTATCTCCTTGATGGAACTGCGGTATTTGTCTGCTGCGAAATGCAGGTCTCCAACCAATCGACCGAAGTCGTCCGGCATATTGTAATCACCCGTATCCTCAGTCAGGGTCAATGTGGTAGAGGGCCGCAAGAAGGACCACCCATGACCACGCTCCTGGCCGTCTAGGGCTGGCGGATAATACACCTGCCTTACACCAGCCTGAATACGGCTGTCTACCAGGGAGGCTTGGTCGGTCGTCCAGTCCGCGGCGGTACGGCCATAGCCGAGGTATCCGCCGACTTCTTCCTGAAGCTCCGGTAATCCGATTGAAAGACTTGACTCAGGCATGGGGCTACCTCGATAAAAAGGCCGCAGCACGGGAGAGAGCACCATGCTACGGCCATCCGCAACAACTATTCACACGACTTACGCCAGGGTAGCGCCCGCCGAGTACAATTCCTTCCAAACGCCATCTTGCCACTCCAGCAAGGCAACTTCATCGGCAGCGTCGAACGAGACAGACGCCAGGGTCTCGGCACCAGTCGCATCCAAGTCGATGCGCTGTTCGCCGCTTGTGACGGTAACTACGAAGTCGCTCGTGGAATACGTGCCTTCGCATACGATCTTTTTACGAAGTCCGGAAATGGTTCCATTCGCCAGCGTGTCGGTGGCATCGGCTGCCAGCGTGACCGTGCCGGCCAGATAGGAAACGCCGCCAACCATCAGCGGCGTGGCACCGCCAGCAGCTTCCGGCGTCACGACCTCGACCATGCCAGAGGGCGTGCCGGTCTGCAACTTGGCTTGCACTTTGCCAGCCGTCGAAGAGCGGTCCACCGTCTGAAGAGGCACTGCCGAGCCTTCGCCTTCGAAACCGGCGTAGGTGAAGTACCCGGCGTAGGTTCCGCCAGCTTGGCAGGTGAGGATTCCGGTTCCGATGGTGGCGTTTGCCATGGAGAGAACATTGCACACGCTGCCGGGGCAATAAATCTCGATAAGCTGACCGGCATCTTTGGCGGAGTAATTCCGCGCGGCAACACCAGCGAAGTAGCGGGCGTTGAGAATGGTCGGGACGTTCACGAAGTTGTACCGACGGCCATCGGCAGCCGAATCGGTTCCGTAATCCCACACGAAGCAGACCCCTTGGCCTTCCTTCAGCGCCGTGGTTCCTTGGAACCATACGGAGGAAAGAATGGTGGGATTCTGTTTCTGGTATCCGTTGAGACTGTTATTCATTTTCTTCTTTCAGATCGTTGTATAAAAAGGAAGCTAACCCGCCGAAGCGGGCTAGACGCAGGGGGTTTGGTTACGCTTTGGAAATCACGGCCTGTCGACGGCGATCGGTACAGACAGTCTGCAACGTGGCGTCACGGTCTACGCGGCGCACATTGTGCTTGCCAGCGACCATGTAGGGCTTGGTGAGTTCGTTTTCCCAACCGGCCATGACGCCGATTGCCAACCATTTCCAGTCCAGCATGTAGACGGGATCGGTCGCGTCGTCATCGAGGTACGGGGCGTACTGAACGGGAGTACCTTTGAAGAGCGTGCGTCCGTCCTTGGAGGCGATGTCGTTACCGAGCGACATGTTATTCTCTTCGAGCACTTCTTCCAGCAAACCGATAACGTCATCATTGGTATAGATACCGTTACCCATTTTGCCAAGATCGGGGGTCGCATGGCTGACGGGGGAGCGGAATTTGACCTGTCGGGACGCCCGACGCATCTTACGGATCAGGTCGGTCTTAGCGACGGTCGCGTACTGAGCGGTGTAATTCGCCCAGCGGGTGTAGGTATCGCTGTCGATACCGGCACAGCCGGACGTGAAACCGGAGGGGTTGCCGCCGTTGAAGCCTTCGACTGCATCCTTGACCACCCAATAAGCAACGCCGGAGGGAGTCTTCTCGTCCGTGCTATCCTCGGGCTTACTCCAGAGAATCTCTTCGAGCAACTCGAAGAACGACACTTGCATTGCAGTGTACTTGGTTTTGATGTAGTCGACGATCGCTACGCCACCACGTTGGAAGTCAGGCTCGCG